TACTGTAATTTAAAGAACTATTGGATGAACTGGTTTGAGAACTGGTTTGAGAACTTAGGTCAGATTTAATTTCCTCATCAAGTATTGTTTTTTTATGTTCATAAATTAATTCGTCAGTGGGTTCGCCTAGGTTCTCCTCTTCTGTTGATATAGTTATATCCTCTAACGAGCTACACGTAAAATTATGTTTCAGGGTCTTTGCGATTTTAACTGGTTCTTTATTTTTACAGGTCCCTCCGTATGACTCATAACTACTATTAGTAATCGTAAATAACTTATTTACATTTTCATTGAAAAAAGGAGAACCATTTAAATATTCGAGGTCGTCTTCAACATTAATTTTGTAGTATTTCTGAATGGCCAGATGACTACCGAAATAGTTGATTCCGTGAGGGAAATTGTATATTTCTTGTAATCGACTAGATAGATAATAAAAAAAACCATCCGTATATGCACAATTATTTACATCATCTAATTTAGATATTGCGTGATTGTCATTTACAAACGGTAATTTCCGTATATGTTCTCCATATTGATCATATTTGCCTATCATATACCTAAGTGGGTCTAACAATGGAGAATATTTCACAAAGAATTCCTGTCGAAGTGTACGTTTGCTCTTTATGTCGTATATTTGTTCCCCATCTACCACATGGTAACGATGGTTTAGGCACATATTAGTTGATACTTGTGTATCTGAGAATCTCTGATAAATTGGAATATAATATTGTATGTTCTCTAATAGGTGTTGTGGAAACTCCTTATCGTCTTTGTTAAAACTAATGGTATTTATGTTTTGAAAGTTTCTGCTAACATCTTCAATTAGTTGCAATGAGAACCTAGACATAATTCTATTATTTTTTTATTTATAAGAGTTGAATATATTTATATTTATTAATGCGAACTAATATTATTTCCGTTCAAAAACACTTATAAATATATGAGTATCTATTATTATACTCTGTACAATGGCATTAGAACTTAGAAAATTTAATATGCGAGAGATCACATTCAAACCAAATGAGAACAAAGGTCCAGTGATTGTGATGATTGGACGTCGTGATACGGGTAAATCGTTTTTAGTCCGTGATTTATTGTTTTATCATCAAGATATTCCTATAGGTACAGTTATATCAGGAACAGAAGCAGGAAATGGGTTTTATGCTGAACATGTTCCTAAATTGTTTATACATGAGGAATACAATACAGTTCTAATCGAAAACGTTTTACGAAGACAAAAAACAGTACTTAAGCAAATAAACAAAGAAATGGCTACCTACAATCGTTGTACTATCGACCCACGTACCTTCGTTATTCTAGATGATTGTTTGTATGATGCGTCATGGTCCCGTGATAAAATGATGAGATTATTATTTATGAATGGGCGTCACTGGAAAGTTATGCTAATTATTACTATGCAATATCCACTCGGTATTCCACCCAATCTGAGAACCAATATCGATTATGTATTTCTATTGCGAGAACCATATTTGACTAACAGAAAGCGCATTTGGGAAAACTATGCTAGTATGTTTCCAACACTGGAATCATTTTGTAGCGTAATGGACCAAACTACAGAGAACTATGAATGCCTTGTGATTAACAACAATGCAAAATCAAATAAGTTGAGCGACCAGATATTCTGGTACAAAGCGGCAGACCACCCTAAGTTTAGATTAGGTTCAAAAGAATTTTGGGAATTATCTAAAAATTTGGGTTCAGACGACGAAGAAGAGTATGACCCGAGCAAATCCAAGAAAAAAAATGCGATATCGATTAATGTGAAGAAGACAAAATGGTAAATTTTTAAGTATTATCCGGAATTTCATCCGTAATTTCATTAAGTCGCATTTCAAGTTGAATACATAGTTCACATAGTGTATTTGACACATCATCCTCTGATGTATCATCTATTTCTTGGGCCACCATATTTGCGCTAACATCCCCAACATAATCTAATATATAGTCAACATCGACAGACTCATCCTCGTTGTTTTCGCCGTCTTCAACTATTTCACCGCCTTCAATATCAGAAGAAGAATTCAATGGAACAGCATAGGTAGATACAACTGTCTCGTCGTCAGAATCGGAACTTGATTGGACGGACTCATCCACATTGAAACGGGTATGCAGCATAGCGGTAGATACACCGGAACCGAGTGGTTGTAGGGGTATATCTTCAAATGGATCGTAACGACGGTAATAATCATCATCATCTATAAAAGAACCGGTTAAGTGCGAATGATTGTATTTGTCTCTATCAAATGGTATATGATTAGTAGGATGGTCCAAACTAAATGTGGTTTTGAATTTCACTGTATTCTCCAACCCTGTATTCATTCTTACACGAATCTTACGTCCAAATCTCGGATTATGCTCTAACAGTTGAAATAACATATATCGTAACTCATAAAATGATTGACTGACTTCGTATTTATTCAATGAATGTTTATGTATAAAATATAATTTGAGGTAAGGTTTCATAATTTTCACAATAGCGTCTTTACAACAATCATCCGATATATTAAAACTGGTCCATCTTCTAGAATAAGTCTGCACATAATCCAGCATATCAAATACATCATCATATAATTCATCATTATCACTATTCTTCAAATAGTCTTGAATGCCTTTATCTCTAATTAATGCGTGATTTCGTTTGTAAAATTCGGTCAAGTTGAAACCGGTCAAGAAATATTTATAAAATATGATAGGCAATTTAGTAATGCGCATTTTATCGATTTTGAAATACATAGTATATAAGTTTGCTTTAGTAAACGGCAAATTATTAAACGGGTTCTTTACTGATTTCGGGCTAGCAAACATATATTCAGTCTCACAAATAGAATTTTCTACAATACGATTTATTTCTTGCGTTCGAAACAAGAATATAGACCCTTCTTGATACACTTCTACTACTCCCTGTTCTCCTCTATGAATATCATTCATCATCATATCCATAGAGTTACCCCGCACTGCCTTTTTATATTTCCATATGAACGCAAGTCGACTAAGCGCCAAATATATCTTTTGTGATCGCGAAAACAAATTCATACAGTCGGTTTTCTGTTTGTCCGACAAGAATATATTTGCATTTATTTTTTGTAGATTTTTATATTTTGATGAGTTATTCACATATATAGTAAACAAATCATTTAACAGAGATACATCTTGATATTCTCCTTCTTTGATTGGATTATACAGACACTTATTCAATATATATGTAAACAAATCACGATTTTTCACATTTTCTTTATTTGACAAATTCATTGGGACAGTTTTAAACGTAAACTGATTTCGCACTACTTCATTTGCTGACCCAAACATAGCACGCTTTACTTTATAGATTTTAACTACATTACATAGAATATAAATACAGTAATCAATTTTACAACAGAAACATACAAAATATATTTTTGACTTATCAGATTATATTTTGTAATTATATACAATGAACAAACCTCTTATAACCTATATTATTATTGTTATAGTTTCCTTTACAAATGACAAACTTCATAGTGAATGTAACAATCCAAGTATAAAAGTGGATATGGTAAGCGTATTACAACATTTCATATCTATTTATTCTTGGTTTGGTACGTTTATTTTTGGTTATCCCGAATTCCATTTATTTTATGTGTTGGCAATTATTACCGGGTGGAATTATTTCGGTAATTGTATAATTAGCGAATGGTACAACAACGCATGTAAACTAAACAAAAATAAGAATCATAAGGACATTCCCTATTATATCATGTCTACAATCACCGGAAATGAACAACAATCATATAGTTACTTGATTTACTCTGTGGTTATCATAGATGTCGCATTAATTTTATGTAAATACCATAAGAGTATATTTTAAGTGTGTGTTTTTCTGATTTCAACTCTCTGTAGGATTTTGCACTTTTGGACATTTTAAAAATGTCCAATTTTCATTTTTTCAAAATAGTTTCCGAAAACCATGTTTTTAAAAAACACGTTCATACCATAATGCGGTGATATGGTTTTTTTCAAAAAAATATTTGACTGCATATATTTTTTTTATTATTTTGTCAAGAAACCGTTTAGGGGATTTTATCGTTGTTATATAATAACAACAAAAACAATAAAAATGTCCCAAAAAATCCCCAACATATTTGAATGTAATTGTTGTAACTATATTACGAGCAATAAAAAAGACTATAATAAACATTTACTCACACGTAAGCATGCGAACAACAACGCGAACAACGGAAAAAATCCCCAAAAATCCCCAAACTATAAATGTGAGTTTTGTTCAAAACAATTCAAAGACCGTGCTGGATTATGGAGACATAATAAAAAATGTAATGAAGAAACTAAACATATGAAAACTGCTTCTACAAATGACGAAATATCCAAAAGCGATATTATCGAATTATTGAAACAAAATCAAGAATTCAAAGAATTATTAACAGAACAGCAAAACGAAATACAAGGATTGCATAAACAATTGATAGATAATGTCAAACATAACGGTAATATAGTCAATCAGACTATTAATAATAATCAAAAATTCAATTTGAACTTCTTTTTGAACGAACAATGTAAAGATGCAATGAATATGTCGGAGTTTATCGAAAACATGGAATTAGATTTAACTGATCTAACCGAAACCAGTCGATTGGGTTATGTTGGAGGAATTTCACGCATTTTGATTAATAAACTTCAAGAATTAGATATTTATAAACGACCACTTCACTGTACTGACATGAAACGGGAAACATTGTATATTAAAAACAATGATGAATGGTCAAGAGAAAACAATTCAAAAGATGCGTTGAATGGACTTGTGAACAAGGTATCGAATCGAAATTGTCGAAATATCAAACAATGGACCGAAGAACATCCCGGATATCAAGTGTTCGATTCCCCTGAAAATATGGAGTATGTGCGACTTACACAAGCGGTATTGGGTGGTCTAGGTGAGCACGAATGCAAACAATTCAAAGACAAAATTATTAGAAGCGTTATCAAAGAAGTCATGGTCAATAAATTTTGATAGTGTGTTTTTCTGATTTCAACTCTCTGTAGGATTTTGCACTTTTGGACATTTTTAAAATGTCCAATTTTCATTTTTTCAAAATAGTTTCCGAAAACCATGTTTTTAAAAAACACGTTCATACCATAATGCGGTGATATTGATTTTTAGCAAAAAAGTTTGACTGCATAAAAAAAATTATTATTTTGCCAAAAAACCGTTTAGGAGATTTTTGTGTTACCATACAATAGGGTAACAATGGTAACAAAAAATCTCCAAAAAATATCCGGGAAATTTTATTGTGAAACTTGTGATTATAGATGCAGTAAACAAAGTGAATACAATAAACATTTATCCACCGCAAAACATCAAAAGATAACAAATGGTAACAAAAAATCTCCAAAAAATCTCCACTGCATATGTAATTTTTGTAACAAAACATTTAAATATCGGTCAGGGTTATCCAGGCACAATAAAAAATGCAACGATGATAATAAAATAGTAGAAAACAAATTAACTACCAGTGAGCAAATTTCAAAAAGCGATATTATCGAATTATTGAAACAAAATCAAGAATTTAAAGAATTATTGACAGAACAACAACAAGAAATACAGGGATTACATAAACAGTTGGTCGAAAATGTAAAACATACTGGAAATAATATAGAAAATCAAACTATCAATCACAATCAACATTTCAATCTGAATTTCTTTTTGAACGAACAATGCAAAGACGCAATCAATATGTCGGACTTTATTGAGAATATGGAATTGGATTTAAAAGATTTGACTGAAACAAGTCGATTGGGTTATGTTGGAGGAATTTCACGCATTTTGATTAATAAACTTCAAGAATTGGACATTTATAAACGCCCACTTCACTGTACTGACATGAAAAGGGAAACATTGTATATTAAAAATAACGATGAATGGTCAAAAGAAAACAATTCAAAAGATGCGTTGAATGGACTTGTGAACAAGGTATCGAATCAAAATTGTAGAAATATTAAACAATGGACAGAAGAACATCCAGGATACCAAGTATTTGATTCTCCTGAAAATATGGATTATGTACGACTTACACAAGCGGTATTAGGGGGTTTAGGCGAACAAGAATGCAAACAATTCAAAGACAAAATTATTCGCAATGTTATCAAAGAGGTTATGGTGAACAAACTTTAGATGAAAATGATAGAATTGTTTTAATTCTCAACTATGTATATAAATATCATGAATGCAAATACACAATGTACTCAACGAAAACTAGATTATTTTAAATGGAAACATCTCACCTATATAAACCAGATATTCGGAGATGCGGGTGTACGTGAAATTATATCTGAGGTCTATCCAAACAAGTGCCTCGAGTTCAGAGTTGAGAAAGTGGCAAGTGGGAGCGGATTTGAAGAAGGTACCGACCACCACGTACTGTTTGACAAGGTCAAGAAGAAACGTATTTGTAGCGTAGATACGCTGAAAATTCAAAACATAAATAAAAACATATATGATACGCTTTGCCAGTCGTACTCTTTACTTATTTACTTTCATCGAAAGATGTATAAAACACATAAGGGGCGTCAGATGGAAATGATCAAAATGTATCGTGATATTTTAGACAATCGTACTCTCGTAAGAAAAATAGAGAATGAAATCGTCAATAACAAGCGAAATAAAGGGTTATGGAGCGATTATACACAGAATATAGATGGCGATGTGCCGCTGGACATGGATATGTCTAGTATTATACGCAATATTCGCGATACATTAAATCGTTGGGAGGATTATGGATATTATCACTTTACTAAAGATGGAACGTGCGGAAACGCTTAGAAAATACGCGTGTCCAAAGAAGTCATGGTCAACAAAATTTGATAACTGGTATAATGTTTAAACTAACTTGTATAGATAATAAATAAGATACGCGCTGTTGTTTTGTAAACGAATATTCATTTACAAAACAATTTATTTAGTTATACTCCCCTATCGTATTACAATTACTCCTCCTTTTCGATATCCTCATCAACCTCCTCTACAACCATCTCAATGTTGCCATTATTTGCCTCTTGCTTCTTAGTCTCTACCAGCAACTCATTACGAAGTTGAGTAGACTCAGCATCAGACACTTCACGAGACTCGAAGTCAATGGTTTCAGTCACACCAGACAAGTTTCCCTCCTCGTCGATAGTCTGGGTAAGTTGGTTACCGCTGGATTTAGCCTTCTCAATGTTCTCCATAATAGCCTTCTTCTTAGTGTCGCGCACACGCTCCTCGAACTCTTTCTTGGCCATCTCCTCATTCTTCATCTTCTCCTTGTGAAGAGCATTGAGTTCTTCCTCCATATGCTCTACACGTCCGGTCTTATAAGCATCCGGGTCCCAAGGAATCCAAGTGCCCATAGGTCCCACATAAATATCGTGATTGGGATCTTGCTCGCGGAGTTTCTTGCATCGCTCCTCGGCCTCGTCCTGAGAAGCATAGACCCCTCGGACCTTTAGACCGCGCACTGAAGTCTGAAACGCATGCTCGCGACCGAACTTTTCATTCAACTTATCTTCCTGCTTGTCTAGGAAATTCTTGTAATCGTCCTCAATACCGCTCTTCTGCAACTTATCCGACTCCTCCTTGACAAATTCATTGAAGTCCTCAATCAGCCCCTCTACTTTCAAATTGTATTTATATGCGATAAAATGAATAAACTCAAAATAACGTTCCATTGATTTAGAAAACTCCCAGTTCTTAATAAATTGGTCAAATAAGTATACCTCACGTTTCTTCAAAATCTTTTCAGGAGAAACAAAAGACATACATGCGAATTTCTGACCGGCGATTGGCTTGTCCTCGTCACACAAATCAATATATTTAGGATTATTAGTCCCGTCGTCCTGGAGTTTCTTCTCGTAACTCATCTGTCTACTATATATGTCTATTACAGATATACTATTTAAGTATTTTTTCGCTTAGTTGTTTTCACTATATTTAGAAATTTATATAATTTTTTATATTACATTATAATATAACACAATGTTCGATCTTACTGAATTGGTTAAACGCGCTATCAAATATCTTATCGAGGGTCTTGTTGTGGCTCTTGCTGCCTTTGCTATCCCTAAGAAGCAGCCTAATGTTGAGGAGATCATCGTGATCGCCCTCACTGCTGCTGCTACTTTTGCTATTCTGGATGTGTTCATCCCTTCCATGGGTGAGTCTGCTCGCGGTGGAGCCGGTTTCGGTCTGGGTGCCAATCTGATTGGTGGCCTGAGACTTGCCGCATAAGCACATACCTAATATCCTATCATAAAAAATAGAAATGTCTACTTTTTATGATGTTACACTTATACAAAACTTAAAATATGATGACGAACATCATTTACTACCTTATCATTCGCAATACGATATATGCATTTATCTACATTTTCGTACCATTCGCGCATATCACTTAATACACTGGTAATCAACTCATTTAATGCTTTACATAACGTCAAATATTCGGGGTCAACATTTGTCTTATTCATTTCCTGGATTGTTTCGTCCAATAATACCCTACTATGTCTCATCATTACATCATATAACTTGGTTCCATTTTTGGTGTAACTAAGTATAAATGAATAACTATTTGCAAGTGTTTTATACACTTCTGTAATCATTTTTACGCGGTGGTTACGGATATATCTATCAAAATCTGCGATTTTTCTTTGATTTTCTTTTTTGATTGGATCATAATAGTCAAAGTAATCTGTAATCATTTCTCGAATGTCACTTGTATGTGTATCATATTCATTGGATAAATACCCATGTAGTTTATAAACAATATCAAAATTATTCGCATTATCGTCGTGATGACCATTCACAACAAGGTCTCCATGATTTTTCCCACCAATAATCAAGTTATATCTATATGCCATGGTAGGCGCATAATCCATATCAATAGTGTAATATTGATTGTGTGTATTGGACCAAACCCAACACACGAGTTTGATATTATTTACGTTAATGTCTTTTAACTCAGGCACTTTATTCAATATTTCAGATAACCGGTCATTATCGTCTAAATATACAAAATCACCCACTTCCTCATGTAGTTCTCTTTCCGGTTTGATATAAGGTAATTCATGATTAAATTTGCGTCGAATAGCTGCAACCTCCATATCGATCCCCTTGATGCTATTTACCAAGTCTGTCTTGATTTCTGAAATGCTCATTTTGCTTTGCTTGTTATTGTTATAATTTCACTGCTTATACATATGTTTTCTATAAACGTTTCAATTTTATAGACAACAAAACCCCTCAATTTACGCATCGTAATCAGGAGGAAATCATCGTGATTGCCCTCACCACCGCTGCTACTTTTGCTATTCTTGCTGTATTCATCCCTTCCATGGGTGAGTCTGCTCGCGGTGCCAATCTGATTGGTGGCCTGAGACTAGCCGCATAAGCACATACCTAATATCCTATCATAAAAAATAGAAATGTCTACTTTTTATGATGTTACATGGTTGTTTTACAAGAATTCTTTGATAATGCCGCATATATCCCTACTTCCCCTATATCTGCCGGTTAGTCTGTGAAGATGCATATGTGTATCAATCGGCCATTGCTTGATTTGATTACATACTTGTTCCATATCGCATCTTGCTTTGTCGTAATATGCCAGTCTCGCATTATTCTTCTCGTTTGGGTTAGTCATAACAGAGATTGTATTTATTTCGTCGCCTATATCACCGATTAAACGGCGAATATGAGTAATAAACATTTTATACATTGCTTGTTGTCGTTTGCTATATCCCAAGATGGTTGAATATATGGTATGTAGATGCATGATTGTTTCGTATACATGACGAATTCTGGATTCTTTGTGAATACACTGATACTCAAAATACACTTCATCGCACAATCGGTCGTATTCTGTCTGTGTTTCAGAAACAAATATGAACAGGTGATGGAGTGAACTCTCAGATTCATATGGAATATCTTCATCAGCATCCACCGAATAGGAAGTGCCTATGTCGCCATTGTTCAATTCATAGGGAGCTTCAAAATACTTAGATACACTATAATACTCATTCGTCAAGAGGCAATAGAACCCTTTGTATACCCCTCCCTCCTTCCTAGGCGTGTCGTCGTGAACGTCGCTTGTATTGGTCAACATGAGTTCAGAAAGGTATTGCATGACGCTATTTGGTTCTTCCGTTATCACTCCAAATTGCACGGTATATCCCGGGTCAGATAGTTCGGAAGGGAGGTTATTTTTATTTTCTGTAATGTAATTACGTATTTTCGTAAGAGCATCGTGTAAGATACGACTGCATTTGCTATCCATAGATTTCGATAACCGACTGCGACTCGGATGATTTTCGGTCGCTTTCATACGCTGAATGAATTCGGCCTCAATATCTTTGACTAGCATAGTTGGTTTTGTGACGGTTATTATTGTTATCTTTACTGCTTATACATATGTTTTCTATAAACGTTTCAATTTTATAGACAACATAACACCAAATTACGCATCATAATAAGGACTATCTTGGATTTTCATACCGCAATATTGTTTGGGTTCTTTTTTATAATCGGTTGGTTTATGGATTCCGGCATCTTCGGCACATTCTAATAAGAACTTGAAGTTCTCCCAGAATTCGCTTTTGTGTCCGATAGATTTGGTCATTACATGAGATAATTCGTGAATTGCCACGAAAGTAAGAGTATGTTTATCGATCAAATGATTATTATTTTCCTTGGTCTGGTTCAAACAGAACGCCACCTTTTCGCCCTTATTTTCACTGTACGCAGTATAAGTACTGGTAGGTAAAGTTTCCGTAATTTTCTTGGGATTGAAGTTCTCAACCAAGCGCTTTACATTATCGCGGTCCGGATATTTGTCCCCTACGTATTTGACCAAATCTTTACAGCTAGTAGTCACCTCAGCTAATAAGTCTGCTGCTTTGTTTACTTCATTCCGGTCACGCACACAATATTTGTTTCCGTCCACGTCAGATACCACACATTTTAATTTGAAACTCTCAATATTATCGTAATAAATATAGTAACTTATAAATAAAACTAGGATTATCATCACCCATCCTAAAGTGTCTGAAGATGCCATTATATATAATGTGGGTATATTTCTCAATAATAACAATAATATTGTAAGAATACTATTGATATTGAATGTTATTGATTACGTGTAATTGCAACTAGCACTTAACGCTGACCAATCTCAAGAGGAGTGCGGGCAAGGTCGGGCTCGATGGTGCTGGTCATCCAAGGTCCAACGTCCTTCTTGGCAATCACGGGGTCAGAGCGAAGTTGAAGGTTGGCGTTTCTCATGGTCTGACCAACAGTGTCAAGTCCGATGTGGTGACCGGCCTCAAGCATATCGCCACCGGCAACACCCTCAGAGGTCATCACGTTAGGATTAAGCTCAGCAAATTTACTGTTCTCGTCCTTGGGAAGTAAATCGGCAGGATTGGCCACATTTTGCATCTCGTATCCAGCAACGGGAGCATTATTAGGCTTGACCTCACCCTCTACCTTTTTAGGTTCCTCAATAGACACCTTCTTCTCGGCAGCAACACCAGTCTCCATGTTGTCGCGGACAAGAAGCTTGCCGTTATTGTAGGTATACAGGGCACCAACCAGAATAATTAGCATAAGAGCCCACATAATAATGGTGGTCTTATCTTTGGTGAAGAACTTTGCGAGTCCAGATTGAATTTTTTTGAACATGCTTACTTATATATAAACGCTTGATAAAATTATTTGCACTATAATTTTTATAAATTCCTAAAATGATGGAACTGTAGTTTGAAAAGTCATTACTAAAACTTTACACTTCACTTATATTCTCATCACTATCACTTTCAGGAAGGTCATTGAGCATATGAGTATTTTTGATATTTCTTGCTTCTAAATAACAATTGAGCGCAATTTCCTTCGCCATTTTTGCTTTTCTTCGTGCTTCGTAATACATTTCATAATAAATATCATTACGTTCTTTTAATTGAATCGGTTCGACCTGGTCCAAATTATCCAATGGGAAATTGACTTCTTCCATTTCATTTGAAGTTGTTTCAAAGGGTTCTTCCATAATTTCTAATTGTTCTCCTAAACTTTGCGGAGATTCCCCGTATTCTACCTGAGAAGTTTCATTTATTTCTTGTTCATCAGTAATTCCTAAATTATATGAGATATCCAAAGGTACTTCTGGTATATCTTCTGATAGAATGTCGATATTTTCAGTATCTACTGTAAGTGGTTCATCAATCGTTTCAACAATTACCTCTTGATTGTTGGTTTGTAAATCATCTTGTAACAATTTTGTTTCGTCATCCACTTTTGTTATTTGTTCCATTGGTGGAGTTACTTCTTCGTCTTCCTCAATGGAAAGCTTTACATAGAGATTGTCTTTCTCAGGTACAGCATTCTCACCATTATTTTCCACCTTAAATAAGCATTTATCGAACGGATTGGTTGGTTTGACAATCATCAATTGCTTTGTTTCCAGTTCGATTTGAAAGTTGCGAGTTCCACATTTAACGCCCTTTATTTCTAAAATACACATTATTTGTGTAGTGTCACTAATGTCATCCACAGATACTTCATTCTCGTCGCTATCATACACTTTTACCGCAGGTAAACCTAGTGTAGTCGCAATACCAACACGTAAAATATAATATTTCCCTGAACGGAAAATTCGAAACGGTGATGAAAAATAGTTCTCAATATCATCTTTTTCCATATCACCGTCAAACCACTTCGCGCGATTATTATAAATGTAACCAACCGACGTTTCTTCTAGTTTTTCCATCCATTGAATGAAATCTGTATCCTCATTCGTAAACAATAAATCTATATAATGTTTTTTAGACACACTGATTATGCCTTGTTTTGTTAAAGATTGTGGAGGTTGAACATACAATGATTGTTCATTCGCTTTGTATTTCATAAAATAGTTACCATTTCCAACACGAATAGGTGAACTCAACGATATTCTTTGAAAATCGAACTGTTGAAAAGTCTTATTTCCACGATAAATAGTCTGCATGAACCAATATTATATAATCAACGATTTCTTTATTTATGTTATTAGACGAATCTATTCGTAAAAATAAACAATAAAAAATAAAGGTCTAAATAAATTATGGGAACCATCAAAGAAACATTTTTATCATTTTTCAAAGACAAAGAAATGAAACAAAATATAAAAGAGGTTCTACGACCAGTTACTGAAATTGTTTATAATGAAATCTATATTTATGTCTGGGGTATTTGTTTTTTTAACTGCTTCTTATTCATTATCATTTTGGTTAATTTGTTCTTGCTATTAAAAATGTCCAACAAACTTGTATTATATGAAACCATACTTCCAGTCTAAATATAATTCATATACACTATTTATAGTTGCGAATAGTGTATATTTATTTATGCAAGATAATATGTATTGATTTAGTAAATACATATGGACTCTCAAACACAACTCGTCGAGAAATATAATAAAAATAATTTGACTGAAAACGTACAGAAGTGGGTTTTTATCGAAGGAAAACTCAAGGAAGTCAATGAAAAAACGAAGAAGATGCGCGAAATGAAGACACAATTAGGTAAAAACATTTGTAATTATATGACTGATAATAATCTGAATAGTCATATCGAAATCAGTGATGGCGAACTACGTTTTTTTGAAAAGAAAGAGTACACCACGCTATCGTTTGGGTATATTGAAAGATGTCTTCACGAAATTATTTCTGACGACACCCAGGTGGATTTCATTATCAAGTACCTGAAGGACCAACGTGAAACAACCACATCTTTAGATATAAAGCGTCATTATAACAAGTAATCGTAGGTTATAATACAAAATTGATTATAAAATAAAAAATGTATAAAATTCACATTATACAATGGTTGCTTTCTTCATAGCATTTATCATTATATCCACTATTATTTGCGTATTTTGGATATATCTTATAAATTGTGTAGATAATCACGAGAACGAATATGAAATTGAAAATGAAGTAAACTCCCCAATGTAAGTAAGATTTGAATATAATTTTATCTATGAATAATATAAATGGACCAAATAATTACACAATACCGGTACAACAGTGATAAAACCATTGGTGGATATTCGTTAAAAGAATTCATGGAAAATAATCAAACTCTTTACGGTGGAGATACCCCGTCATATATATCACAATCGTCCGAACGTTTCAAAGACCTAGTTATTCCAGCTGGATTTGTTATGCAACCACAAGGAGGTTGTTCAAGTATGAAAACAAAGGCAACCAAAGTTCTTACTATTCCTAACCAGATGTTCGATACTATTTTTGGTAATGTATCTAAGCAACGTAAACACAATAAAACCAGAAAACTTCGTCCGAATCAATAATCAGAGCAATAATTTTTGTTTGTCTTTACAAACATTCATAAGATAATTGATATACCTCAATGATACAAATGCTTTATCGATTGCTTCATTGACCAGAATAGGGTCACTTTCATACAACTTGGATTTATATTGAACACGTGTATTGTTCCACACAAAATTCCCTAATTTATTTCTTCGAATAAGATGGTCTATGTATCGTAACGAAATATGTTGACGAGGGTTGCGAAAATGGGGGTCGTAAGACCCATATTGGTATCCCATATATCTACATAGTTGGAGTTTTGTCCTATATAAGATAAAAATTTGTTTTCGTGTCATAGCATAATACGAAAACAAACTTTTATTACTTTTGTGTGTTATTTTTATTATTTTAAAACGGGGGCATTTTCTGAAGAAAATTAAAGAATTCATCCATACGTAATTCCATATATTTTCTAGGTATCTGAAATTCATTATCTTTTTTCATTAACTTATATTCTTGGTATCGATTGACTAATGTTTCGCGACATTTTATCAAGACATTCAATTTCGTTATTGGTTGTTCATGATAATCAAATAATGCACCCTTGGCCCGCATTAGCAAATAATCGTCATACTTTATAACATCTTCAGATACCTTTGTCGGTGTCGCCTTGATATACCCATTGTATCCCGCATAGCACGGAATACACATACAAATACATACACTTAGAGTAAATATAGATTCGTTGAGCATTGCTTTACTGTTGTTTCGTTCATCTGTGTATAACTCCATTCACAAAACGTAATTCAATTTTCTATCTATAAATAATCTATATACTGCGCGTTAACTACTTGTAGGTTACATTATCATCGTATTCAGATAGGGAATTCATTCGACTTTCATATAATCTCTATTATATGAAAATTGCGCTACCATTATAACTGCGTTTTATACATTACTTAATATTTTGACCAACGTTTCTTGTTGTATGAATTTACACGTAACATTTCGTCCGCATTGTCCTTCCATTTTTGAATTTTATCTTGTTTCTCCTTTTCTTCTTTACTTGGAGGAAGCTCAGGAATTTCATTTACTTTCATGCGGTTCAAATCGTGGTCACTTGGTTTGGGTTTTTTACCATAACAGTTGACGCCAAACTTAATATATGGATTCGCAATATGTCCACCGTTTACACCCGGACGTCCGCAATTGTTTTTATGTTTCTCTGATTTTTGTAATTTATCCCATGTTTTCTTTTGAGTGGGAAAAAATGCCATTTGATTCGCAGACCACCCATAACTGCACCATTCCGCTCCATTGTTATATGCTTCTTCCACTTGGTCGTACGTTGCTAATTCGGCGTCATAAATACTACATACTGCCTGAGCATCTTCATAAGTAAAAGAATTAGTAGAAATATTAAACACTTCGTCTTGTGGTGCTGGAGGCAGACTTCCACTGATATCTGTTGATACTAACACTTCTTCAGGGGATTCTCCCATGATAGCACGTTTTATAGCGTCGATACTGTCGGTAATGGAAATATCTAGGATATGTTTGAAGAAACTAATGAAAATAATCAATACGAAACTACCAACTAATACCGTTTCTATAATTGCAATACTAATAGGTTTGTTTTCCTTAGTCATAGGAATACCGAATAGATAGACTACCAAGTACAACCCGAGTAATATGAAACCAGACGAGAAAATCGAATTCGCATCATCTAAATACTCCACCACCCAATTGTAAAAGTTACTAAAATCTTCTTCATTCAGAATATTTCCAGATTTGCTGTTGTAATAAAAGATACCCCAGAATATCAACAACCCGAATAATACAATATCAACCATCTTTCCAATAAAACCATTTACGGGGGACTCATTTGAAGAATCGCCAAATAACCTTCCTAAAAGCAAATATAATACAACGACAATACCTGCGAAAATCATTAACATCGTGGTAGGATCCATTGAAAATAAATTGTCAGTAGCAACATCTTCCTCATTAGTGGGAGTATCTTCTACATTTGCGGGTTGCAATGGTTTATTTTCTGTAATAGTATTTATGGTGTCATTATCAGATAGAACATTATTAGACATATCAATCATTTCACTCATATTATAAGTTTCAATATAATATAACGAACTATATTTTTTACGTTAAACTATTTTTTCGACGATAAAATAAACAATATGCGTGGGGAGTTTTCAATAGATTTTCGCTTGAAACTTTCTGAATGACTTCATCATCAAAATGATTCCACTCATTACGACTATTTTTGACAAATGATGTATAGTGACCATTATTCATACCCCCAATATGATTTATAATACCGTATAATTCGTAGACGTATTTCTGTGGAGTATAACCACTCATATATGTACTCATATCGAAATCATCTATCGGAAAATCTATATTATGTTTAATCTTTTGTCCCATAGGACTAAATCTAGATAAGTTTACTACAAACACGCGAGGAATGTCCCAAAAACCAGATTCCATGTATACGTCCTCTTTTTGTTTGGTTTCTTCATTATACCACGCATTATCTCCAGTCAAACTCTCAGGTGTTAAATATGTTTTGATACACTGGTCCAATGTGTGTAATTCATTGTTATTATCCAATACGGGTAGATTCAATAAAAAAAACATTTCAGGTTTGATACTATGCACTTTTTTTGTAGTCATAGACACTATTTTTCGAAAGGATAAACCATAAAATAAATCAAGCATTTCTGAATATTCTTTTTCGTATATTTCCTTTTTAGTTTTGTAACATTGTAACGCTAATTTATCTACATCGTTATTGGGATCTCCATTGATTGAAAATGATACTTCTCTACTTGCGCTCTTGTGTATGATTTCCAAGAAAAACATAACAAATTCACACGAGTCATTCTGTGAAAACCCACTAAAAAGTGTATACCCTTTTTTCTGAGCAATCGCACGAACAAAATGAATAAATCGCTGTGGACTCAGCTTCCCATTTTTACTCCACATTATATTTTGTAGGTCATTCCACTCTTTCGTAATGAGACCATCATCATCATTTTTTAGATGTTTTTGAAATGATTTGCTATGTATTGTATCATGAAGTTCATATGTATTGCCTAGGATTTGTATGCAAGCATTGATATAACAAGTATTACCCAAATTATGTAATCCAATTAATCCTTTCTCATTATATCTTGTTAAATCCATATAGATATTATTTTCTACACTAATATTATCTTTACATCGTTTGGTTTTATTATAAATGTCTAATCTGAACCAATCTAACACACAAGGAATCGACTCTCTTTTAGAGAGTATTGTGAATTTGTATACAGACGAAATAAACGCGGAACAGTCTGCTCGTCAAAGAGCCCGAACGAATTATCCCTTATCATTTAATATACAACGACCTAGACAACAACAGTCATTTACGCAACAATCATTTCATCGAAACGAAACTACTACACCTGCACCTACACCTGCACATACACCTAGTCCCATACATTCTCCGGGTCAACAAAGAACGAATCAACACTATTCCGGCTATTTATCACTTATTCATACATTGCGTGAAATCAGTTCACAATACAACAACAATATGCGCGAATATAATACAAATGTTCGTCAAATATTGACTATTGTAAATGACATACGTCAAGATATGCAAACGCAGAACCCCAGTCAACACCCAAGTCAACCCCCCAGTCAAAACACCCGTCAAAATTCTCCTCGTATGCCAAGACCCGAACATTCTCGTTTCTATGACGGAACATTTGGACAATCTCGTTCTACAAGGCCCAACCAAAATCGTTCATATCATAGAGATACTGGAAATCAGTCCAATAATAACTTGTTTGATTTATTATTTCAATCAGTTCCTTTGCCCGCACCAATGGAAAATGTGATTGTTCGTCCAAGCGAAGAACAAATTAGAAATTCAACTCGTTCAATTATTTATAGTCCAAATAATACTCATATCAATAATAACACATGTCCCATTACTCTCGAACCATTTGAAGAACAACAAATGTTAACACAAATTATGTATTGTGGTCATGTTTTTAGTCAGGAAGGCATTAACCGGTGGTTTGAAGGTAATGTTCGGTGTCCTGTATGTAGATATGATATTCGTAATTACAATGCGCGTTGCCGACAATGTAGACGCCCTTTACAAGAATATGGAACTCGTTGTACTTATTGCACAGAAGGGCGCGCGCAACAAGAAACGCAAGAAGAAATGGATACAGAAGACAATGAGGAGCCACCTATACCAGAACCACATGAGGACCCAGATGATAGTTTGGAACGGTCAGAAGATGTGAGTATGAATCCATATCAAGTTATATTGAACTATGAAATACGAACACCAGAATTCTTGTATAATAGTGCAGATATATCTTTCAATATAGGTACGTAAATCATACTTTTCATATTGAGTATTTTTCGAATATTCAATATGAATACGTGGACATCTATTTTATTCTATAATTGCTTCCCAGTCCATAAATAATCCACCGACTACTACATTATAACCATATTCGTAATCCGTATAATTTTTATTGTATTCGTCTAACACGAGTTGTTTATTTATCATACTATCGTTATCATTTCTTAATTGCTCTAATAATCGTTTTTTTTTCAATGATTCGGCGAATATGGGTATAAATTCAGTTGTATTTTCGATGTAAGGATATCTATGGTCGATACCGTCTCTATTGATATAGGTTGCCGAGTTCATCAAAGAATCATATTTGCCCATGCTAGTCATATCTACCGAAATACTTTGATATTTTCCTCTACCAAATACTTCATTTAACGCAACACCATTATACAAGTTGCATAATACCGAAATTACAAGAAAAAAATACATTGGGCTCGTATTAATATATCATATAGTATGTTATTTATATAATTAGCATAATATATTATTGCTTCATAAGAACACACATATTGTTTATTCCGCATTATTTGAAGAACACATCGAGTGTTTGTATCTTATTTTTACTATTATAAATTTTTTGTAAAATGTTATCAAACAATAACACTTTGATTTTCGCACTACTGATCTTCTCGCGTTTTTTCATAAACAGTTCCAAATCATCTCCGCATTCACCTTTCAATTTGTCTACGTCTTTGCGATACATCTTGATAGCAGACATTTTCTTCTGCATCGTCCAAATATCTTCTACGGCCAATCCGAATAACTGTTGAAGCGGTTTCATCAACTGATTTGTAATATAATGCGTATAATCAATCTGAACTTTGTTATCAATAATAAAATCCGGCGTTTCGATTTTGTCGCCCTGTAGTGCTTTCGGTTTGTCGTTGACTACAAACACAAAACGCATTCTATCGCCAGGTCTTGGTTTGTTTCCAGGGTCACGTTCACCAATACGGTCAGCTAGAACCCTGTGACCGATTTGTTGTGGATTCTTATAATCACTTCGTAGCGCCTTCGTAATCGTCAACTTGTCCATCGATACTTTACCATCAATCAAATTCGTCAATGACTCATTCAAATAGGCTATTGCTTCGCGAAGGTTACTACTACCACCGTCTTTCATCAATATATTCAAAATGCCGCCATAGACATCTTTCAGATAATCACACGAATCACGACGTTTTAACGACAATCCCATAAATTTCAAATAACCTACCTTTGGGTCCTCTTCATACAATATACCAACATATCTCTTTTTTGATAACAAGATGAAAGGCATCAATGTCTTCTCATATTCCAATTTCATCGGAAGTTTCAAATATTTTGTACACAAGTCGGCGGCATCTTGAGCAATTTCAATTGTAATTTCTAATGCGCGTTGTCCAACAATTTTCTCACCAGTCTTGGCATCCTCCAAATTAAATGTAAAGAACACGCTATCTGTATCACCATACACATATTCGGCTTTGGTTCGCACTTTACCGTGATTTTCGGTATCGTATTCCAAATCACCATATACTTCTTCAACCATTCGACGAGCATAAATAATCATCATGCGACCCGTTGCGGTTGTAGACGCCGCTACGTCTTGTTCATAAAATGTAGATGTGCGTGCTCCACATTGACCATATAATGAATTTGCCGTGACTTTGTATCCCAATTGTCGCTTGTCCAATATATTTTGCATAAACGGGTCTTTCTCTGTTTTAATCATTTTACGTGTATCCTTACGCGCCTTCAACAATTCCTCCAAAATAGAAGGCATGATGGATTTTTGATTATCTGGTAATTGTGCCCATCTACATTGTTTACTACCTACTTTGATCTTTTCCGCACGAGAAGTTGGATTTGCTCGTCTATATTCGTATGTATCGAATTCAATGTCGATATATTGATATTCAGGTAAATCATCATATACAAACTTACCATTTTCATCTTGTTCACCTGTTGTTTTTTCAGGAATGGGATTACCATCTAAATCAAATTCTTTGGACCAAACCTTACTATCATGTGAATAATTTTGACTAATCATTGAAGATGGATATAGGGACGAATAATCAACACATGCAACCGGATTGTCCATATACATTTTACATTTGGGTGGCAGCACAATCGCTCCTTCGTACCCACTTGCGAATTGTGGTTTTTCCAAATCCGGCATCAACGTATCTTTTTCTCTGCATTTCTTCGCCACATAACTTGTTAATTTTATACCTTGGCCACGAAACACCAAGAAACTAATTGGTACACTGCAGATATTCGACATCTCCATATATCCAGTAATGACGTCAATCTTGTTCATCAAATGGTGTACTAGATTACAATCTTGAATACAATATTTCGCTACAATTGCTCTACCTCTAGGACCTTCATCCGCCAATCGGAAAATATCTTGAGGAGTCACATCGTCTTTCGCCATACCCCAATTGAGTTTCTTTGATTTATCGATGTCTTGGTGGTCATTAATCACAATTACATTATATTTGTTTGTTTTTCCTTTTTCTTCTACTTCAACATTATATTCAATATCAACTACTTTGAATTTTTTTCCATCTTTGAAATAATCCGATGTAAAACTACTCAATTGGATATGAATGAAATCGTCAACGTGTAAACCCATTAGGTTCTTGCTATACAATTTTGTAATTTCTTTACCGTTTGTGTCTGTAGTACATTCTACTTTTTTGATACTATCATTGATAAACTGTCCGGCCACGTCATCCAATTTATATGACGACAAATTGAAATCGCGGCGGAAATATGTATACATATCGATTTGCAATCGTCCTAATATGTTGAAATATCGTAAATCGTATTCACCACTAGCCAACATTACTTTTGTATTCATAATTTGTATCTCGCTACCACTGTCAAACCATTTGTTATCCTTTTTGGAAATGTGGTCTTGATTGCGCGACAACTTCAAGAATTCAGATACACAATTTGTTTCTTTTGACCGCTGGAACATGAACTCATAATCAAAGCCAAATATGTTATACCCAATAATGATATCTGGATTCTCACGTTGAATTACTTTTGTCCATTCCAATAGAACTTGTTTCTCAGTATCTACACTTACAATTTCGACCCCCTTTACTTCATCGCAATCACCCAATACGATACAATGGTTTTTATTGGGTTCTTTCTCGCCATAATTCATGAATGTTGATCCGATGAACGTCACTTTATCACCTTCCAGTGAAGGTAGTTTGGATAATAGCAATAAATCCAGTGCGCTTAGTTGTTCCTCGCGAGTGTGAGTATCTTCTAATAAGTATTCTACAATATTGACGTTTCCTTTTACTTTATTCTTTTTGTATGCGAATTTCTTTTTCCAAGCATGAGCATTCCCTTCGTCCATTTCTTGACTTCCTTGTACATCACTATCCATGGCACTACTTTCTTGATTTTGTTCACTATGAGCATATTCAAAGATATCCTGAATACTCAAAATTTCTTGGATTGCTAAGTCGTCGTTATCTTTACATATTTTGTTCATAGGTACTTGTAGATACAATTGTATTATCTTTTCTAGGTCATCTTTTTCAATGGGTTTCTTAGGATATACCACATCAATATCTTCATCAATATTATCATATCCGAATGCTTTCATAATACAACGCCTGAATATGGGAGACATTAACTGGCTGTTGCTGTATTTTCGTTGTTTAATAAATATGTCTACAATATTGGATGCAAGTCGTTTGTATGTCTTTTTTGGTAGTGGGAAATCACCATGACTACTACTCGCCTCAATATCAAAACTGCATATGTTAAACGGAACGATCGTTTCTTTTGTGGGTTCAGGGACGATTGATTTATAGGAACAAGTAATCTCGTGGTCGCATGATGTCTTCTTTTCTCCTTCCTTCGTTTTTATCACTTTATTTGATTTATAAGATATCCAACCAGAAGGCGCAATCTCGTTTACATGAAAGTAACGTAGCAAAGGAGGAATATTACTTTCATACAGTTCTAACTCAACTCCATTATAAACCAGATTTTCACGAACCCTTTCGTCGTATTTGTTTTTTGTAAACCATAAATTTTTGATTTGACTGATTGCTGATGTATTATCAAATTCTAAACGAACAAATTTGTGTTTTCTCCCACCAGAAAATCCATATAATTTATGATGCTCTACTATTTTTTTCTTTATAATTAATTTCTGATATTTCTCATCCAGTGACCTAACCCACAGTTCCATATCTTTGTTTGTCCAATCGTCGTGCGCTTTGATATAAAAGAATGGTTTATAATCATCTACATATGCACACAATTTTTTCCCTTTTTCATCTACACCAAACATTTGAATAGTAAATGTTTTATCATACGCAAAGGAACCGTCATCATATACATTAAAGTCAAATAATCGAAAGTATTTCTTTACCACCAGGTTTCGTTTCTCGCTCATAGTTGTATTGTTGTGTTGTATTTATCTTTGTTTCTTATGTATATTGTCAAATATACATAATCAATTTTTCAGTTATATTTATTTTTTAGCACTTGACATTGAACGTCTGTATTTAATCTTATTTCTAGATTTGGATTTCTTAGATGTAGTTTTCTTTTTGGAATACGTTTTTATTTTGCCAACAATTGGAATTTTGTATCCGCCATACAGACTATCGGGTTCCTTTTTCTCGACTATTTTTATGGGTATGTTCAACCAGGTACGCATATTGCTTTGGGTTCGTTCTCCGCCCTCGTAATATTCCGCGGCTTTGTGTGGATTAAATTTCACCAAAGTGGGAAATCCTTGTACTTGAATCGGGGATATACCATATTCTTTTTCTAAAATATGTTTGTCTTGTTCAATATTTCCGTGCTCAATTTCTCTTAAAATGAAATTGTCGTTATTTTCGTATTCTTTTTGTAGTTTCTCCCATTCAGGGTACATAGATTGACAATGTCCGCACCAGTGAGCAAAAAATAACACAATTACGGTTTTTTCTTGTTTCTTCGTAGGTTTCTTTACAGGTTTCTTTCCAGATTTCTTTTGTGTTTTTTTGTTCGATGGCATATAGTGTTTGTATATATATTTATATATACTATTTTTTTCAGTATATACTATATATTAGAACAATTATGAATAAACTCGCAGTTACATTGTTATTACTTGTATTTGTAACGGGTATTTATGTAGTTATGACCTTTCCTTCTTGTGGATGTAAGAAGGAGGGTTTCGAATCTCGTGAATGTCCTGACCTATTAGTTCAGAAAAACGATAGATTATTGCTATATTTTACAAATCAACCTAAAGAAGATGGACATAATCCGTTACCTTTCTTTAGTTTAGATGAATATATCAACTATTTAGAAATACAACGCAAAAAAGGGAATGACTGTCCAGTCTTGTTCTTAAGACAAGAAAACGATACTCAGGGTAACGACGTATATAGAATGCGTCCTAGTCCATTTCAGTTGCAGGGCGGTTTACCCTCCACATCTGAAATTTTACCTAAAGACCATGAGATTGTGAAATATTTAGATGCGAACCGAGACAATGGTCCGTACAATCAAAACAACTACCCAGGTTTTGACCCGACGAACATGTTTGTTGGTGTATATACTGACTTGGATAAAGTTCATGATTCTACTCAGATTGATAAAAAAAGTGATAACGCGATGGACGCCAATTGGGGTGGTGTGAAACATACGAATTCAGTCGTCGAGTCGGGCAAATATGATGAAAATAAGGTTACGCGTCCTGTATTATCTACACCCAAGACGAGCTTCTATCCTAGTATCCCAAGTAATTTTGAGAATCCGGTTGACGTTCTATAAATAAAAATTATGTATTTATCTACTATATGTCTTACAAGAAACAAATAGTAGATGTTATGAAACTATTGTATACGAACAAATTGATTAGTGTTCGTGATGGTAATGTGAGTTTCAAACCGAAAGGGGCTGATTATTTTTATATATCTGCTGGTCAAGTGAAAAAAAACGAGATGAATTGTGACCAAATAATCAAAATTCATTTTAGAGAGAAAGAGCATTTTACCGATAATCACATCACAGGCGGGTATCATTTAGTTTATGATATAAATTGTATATATACGCCTTCGAGGGAAATATTTATGCATTCTCATTTACAAACGTTACCGACCAATTTTTGTTCAGATACATTTGTAGTTCATGCACATCCTCCAAATATCATTGCGTATACGGGAGTTCACAAACATAATGAGTTACGTAATGTGAAAGATACCTTTCCCGAATTAAATATTGGAAAAATCGGAATGAATGTAAAATATCACCCTGCCGGTAGTTATGGATTAGCGAATGAATGTCTTAATAATTTAAAAAACAATGATATTGTCGCATTAGAGCGTCATGGGTCGCTATCTATTGGTTCGGATGTGGATAAAATATTGGAGGATATTGAAACACTCGAATATTATAGTGGTATTGAATTGAAAGAAAGGACCTAATTATGATTTATGCGTAAACTCGTCTACTATTTTTCTGTTTTCCTCTAATATTTTGTAGTATTTTGTGGGAGTAGGACTTTTTGTTTGAGTTTCTTCGTATGTTTGTTCCCTTACCCTTGTGTGTGCGATTGATATAGGTATTTTATCGGATACTTTTTCTTCACAGTCACTATGACAGTTCACTTCTAAATATTCTTCTTGGTCTAACGTAAATATGCTATCAATCGATGACCGAAAAGACAGTGATAACCCGGTACTACTATCGCTACTTAGGTGTCTTTCTGTGCTAGATAGGTTCAATGATAAGTCAGAAGTAGTATTAGGTAGAAACAGTTTTATTTGACTGCAGTTATTCGCATTATGATTGGTCATTAAATAAGATATCATAATGTATAGTGTGATTATACAATATACAATATTTTTGTCTGTATTATTTATCCTCATTATTTATCTTGTTCTGCTTCCTTTTTAATAAGGAATTTGTGAATACTTTCTATGATGTTTTTATTTAATTTTCTAGATTTTCCATTTGTTTCTATTTGAATATGTTGTAGACAGTTCGGATTTTCATGTAACTTATAAATTAGATCTGAAATATTCGAAAAATGTTTCATAATCGCGATTGCGGTAACCGAACTGATTCCTGGAATTTGACATAACATAATCTCACTAATGTTATTTTCGGTAATGTTGTCTTTTTTTGTTTTTTTTACCACTGTGCAATAATCTTTTTCGCTTACTTGCGATTGTGTATTTTCGCCATCTTGATTATTTTGAAGCTCGTCTTGTTCTTGTCTTTTTTGATTCAATCCCCTCAAAAAATGCTGTGTTAAGTAATATGGTATAATCCCCTTACCAAAATTGCGTTCGATTTTATCCCCCAAACTCATAATCCATTCTGCGGTTTCTACTATTGAAAATGTTCGATATACACTAAAACCCTTGAACATTTGCATAGATACAATAGCAGAATACGCAATACGTTTTTCCAATTCGGTCCTACATTGTGAAAATCCCCCTTCAATTACGTAAAAAATCGAATGTGGCGGATAACCGCTACTATGTATTAATCTATGTGATTGTTCTTCGTAACGCTTGTCTTTAATAGATGCCAATAAGTCCGGTATCGTTTTTCGTTCGATTAACAATACCGGTTTGTTGTCATCGGTAGTTATTAAAATGTCTCCGAGTAGGAGTGTATCTTTTTCGAGTATATTGTATCCGAATTTACTGTTGGATATACGTAAATTTTCACACTTATCGTATAAATCATGCTCTCTATCGTCTATAATAATACGCATTGTCGGGTTATAATATAAACAATATGATAGAATTATATTGTTTATTGATTATATAATATTTTACTTAAAAAATAGTAACTTACATGTATCTCATGCCGATAGGACGAGACGACCTGGTGGTAGAGGAGAGAGGCATCTTCAGAACATTCATGTTCTGGCTGGTATTGTTAAGGTGGATAGACATCCAGGCGGTGCGACCGACCTGCTGGGGAAGTCCGGCCTTCTTGTTTCCACCCCCGGAAGATTGATTGACAATAGATGAGGCGTTACGCGCCTTACTGGAAGCATTCATTAAAACCATGATGATATATAATTACTAAAGATATTTTATCGTTTCTATAAAATTGATAATAGATAAATAATGCGTTCTTGTACCACATACACAAACGTAGACTTCATTTTATTTCCTTAATAACATGAATTCGGACGAAGATATTATTGTGCAGAAAAATAGTGAAGGTGAAGAAACCTACGTGTTTGACCCATATAATCCCCTAAATATATTGATTACTGATGCCGAAATTAACCAACTTCTTATGAAGTATGGCGTAAATTCTGATATTTATAATTATAATTTATATAAACGAGCATTTGTTCATCGGTCTTATATCAAGCGTCCAAGTCTTGAAAACAAACAAAATAATGTGATTATTACAGAAAAACCCGATAATTGTTTGCCGCTGTATTCTAAATCAAATGAACGATTAGAATTTATTGGAGATGGCGTATTAGAATGTATCACTAAATATTATTTGTACCGTCGATTTCCTAAAGAAAATGAGGGTTTTATGACGGAAAAGAAAATCGCACTAGTCAAGAACGAATCCATTGGACGCATGGCATACGATATGGGACTTCATAAATGGATTGTCTTATCTAAAAATGCGGAATCGAAGCAAATACGCGTTAATCATAAAAAATTGGGGTGTTTGTTTGAAGCATTCATTGGCGCACTATTCTTAGATTTCAATCGTATGGATATCAATGATGAACACGAGTGGTTTAAAAATACATTTGTCTGCGGTCCAGGTTTCCAAATGGTTCAAGTATTCGTTGAAAGCGTATTTGAAAAACACGTCGATTGGATTAGTTTGATTCGCAACGACGATAATTATAAAAATATATTACAGGTGAAAATACAAAAAGAATTCAAAGTCACTCCAGATTACTTGGAAATTGAACAACACGATACAGACAATGGGTATCATATGGGCGTTTATTTGCGGTTAGGTATACCTATTCATATGGTCGACCCGACATCTGCTTTGCGAATTGACAAGTTTCAATCATACAATGATATTCATATGCATATGTCACAACACGGCAAAATATTCTTGTTCTTGGGTGAAAGCATTCATAAAATAAAGAAAAAAGCAGAACAAATTGCGTGCGAGTCCGCCATCAAAAAATTAAATGCGTTTACCATCTAATTATTCCATTATTTAAATTATACCACTTCATAAACAGTCATACGTAAACTTTGTGTTATCACATTTTTTTTGTTATGGTTTTCATTGAAATATTTATTTGATTTATCCAATAATCCCAACATAGGTAAACTGTTTATACGTTTTTTGATAAAATTCACCAATCGCATTTCTTTTTTAGGGTCCGATTTTTGGTTGAAATTGATTGATTTGTCATTATTTTTAGATGTCCAACGTATAAACTCTTTCGCATTGTACATTAACACCATCTTAAGAAGATAGTACGACACGACTGATGTATTTTCTTTGTAATTGTTTCGACGAACATTTGCTAATTTAGTTTGTTTAAATAAGTCATCAAACTTCATGTTGTAATGATTCAACACTTTCGCACATTGAAACATTGTAAATCGACGTTCATTATTTAATACAGTATTGAATACGCTTTCCATGTCTGATGAACCACGTTTTTTCATATCATAAAACGCAACAAATAAACTATTTATCATTTCAGCCCAACATTCCGTATACGATTCATACAGACGAAAATCCGTTTCTATAGGTATGTATGTATACATTAACTCGTTTGTGTTTTGTGACCCATTTGCCGAAAAATCCATACCCATATTGTGAAAAGTTTCGTGAATGAATGTTTTGAACCATTCTTCTTCGCGGAAAATACAGATATCGGTTTCCGTTTTACAAGAAGTAGTAAATGCGGTATTCGCATGTTCACGGTCAATTATATTGTATTGTTTGGGTAGTTTTTTTTTGTGTTGTGTTAAATACATGTTGATTTTTACGTATTTTGAACATTTTGGACTTGCATATCTTGATGCTATACACAGCCACATATAAATATTTTTGAAGTGTTCGTCTATCTCATAATTCATATATTTTTTCGTTCCATCAAAATGCATGCATACATCGAATATACGGTCTTGTATATTGAAACGAGCTCCGTATTTCACAATTTTCATATCACGAACCACAGTTTGTATTGTTTCGGGCAAATAGTTTGGTAATCGTAATTGAGAATCGTGAATTAATACAAACTTGTTTGATAATTTATTGTACTCTGATTCACCATTATACAACAATTCCGCCATATGTTTCAATATAGGTAACTCGCTAAATTTGTATTCCTCTTTCATATCCTCTTTCATATATATATTGTCATTCAACACATTCAATATATGTCGAGTTGAATATTTCATTATATATAATGTACATATTTCTTTTTATTACACTTAGTTTTTATCATTTTGTATTTACGGTTGTAGTTCACAAAGCATATATCATAAGCAAATAATTTATTTAGTGTTATTGTATATAATTAGACGTTCGAATGAATCAAAATATAGTCTATGTATTATTTTTTTTGATTTTTTTATTGATAGTATTCCCTTTCTTTGATTTTGACCAAGAAGCAAACACGTATGAACTGATTCCAAAAATACAACTTCAAACGGACGGTTATTGTGTAGGTTCTCAATTATTTACAAAGAATGAATTGTCTTATATGCATACATGTATGCGACATCATCAATACAAAGACCTTCAAGCGTCAATACAATCCCAACAGCGGTTGACCCATTTTATGAAAACAAATTTGGGTCAACATTACGTATTACAAGATTATATATGGGTCATTGAAAAATCGCACGTAAACACATGTCATCGTGATAATAATGGTGATTTTTTTAATAGTAAACAAAAATATCCTTCTTACACGATGATATTATTCTTAGAAGATATGGATAAATGTCTTAGCGTATATGCTGGTAGCCATAAACGTAAATGGTCACATTGTGTAAACTTTACCACACCATTACAAAATATTATTTGTAATAAAGGAGATATGATTATTTTTAATGCGAATTTGATACACGTGGGCGCGTTGAACACAAAGTCAGATAACGCGCGTATTCAAATGAAGATTACGCACAAAGACGATATCGGTACACTGAATTATTATCAAGATTTCCACAAGGTAGCGAATAAAGAAAGCCACGTTCCCAAACCTATACAAAAAATTCAACGGTCTCTTAGTTGTACATTTCCCATTGTATCCGATATCACACAAAATACAAATATAGAAACGTCTCGTGGGTCAGATAATGGGGTTTCCATTCCACTCCACCAAAAATTGTTCTCGTTCCTTTTTTACGGAAACAGTGACTTTTATGATTTACCCAATGCTTTTTGATTTACCCAGAAACAGTTATAGAAGATAATTTATAGTATTATATTATATACTCAGTTATGAATATTCCTCATACATATTTAGAATTGTTAGAAAAAAAGGGTATTCCAGCAAAACGTCGAGATATACAAATTAACTTCCAAAGAAATAATAATGAAGATGTTCTCGAACCAGTTGAAATGAAACCAATCAAAGAAACTGAAAAAGATGAAATGATTGAAGGAACCTTTATCGAGGAACCGGAAGTACAATTGAAACCACAACGAGAACCTAAAAACATTTCAATTGTTGATAAACGTACCTCTGCAAATGTAGACCGCGAATTAGTTATAGAAAAACTCCGACAGCTTGGTAAACTCCCAGTATATTCAAATAATCTACCTATGCCCAGAACCCAAATACCGATGGTCCCTTATATGGAAAAAATGACCGAACCAAGTGCTATCAAATTGACTAATAAAATCGTGATTGACGAAGCACCTACGTTCTCGATGGATGTTCAAGAGATAGAAACAGAACAAGACGAAATAGATACACCTTTGTTTCCGGACATTAGTGAACAATCAGAACCAATCCAAGAAAAGGAAGAAGTATCCGAGACTGTTCCAGAGGAACCACCTATCGACGAAATAGAAGACCTGGATGAGCCTATACAAGATAAAGTAGAGATAGCGGTCAAGGAACCTGAGCCAGTGGTGATCCCTGCCCCTAAAAAACGTGGTCGCAAACCTAAGGTCAAACAACCACTCGAAGACATTGACCTAGACGCAATTGATTTGACTACTGCCGTTATACGTTCTCAGAAAATATCTGACCGACTTCCCAAAGACAAAGAAAAAAATATTATTATGGCATCTCCTTATTATTTGAATAATCGTAAAATGTTTGTTTCTAAGTTACGTGGATTATTTGAACCCAGGCGTCAAGAATTAATGAATATAACTGACGACGTCAGCTGTGACCGTAAGACCGACCAAACCGAATTTGATTTACTAACCCATCAGAAAATCGTACGCGATTACTTGAATTTATATACTCCTTATCGCGGATTGTTATTATATCACGGTTTGGGTTCAGGTAAAACGTGCACATCTATTGCGATTGCTGAGGGAATGAAACAAAATAAACAAGTTATCGTTATGACTCCCGCCTCACTGAAGATGAATTTTTTCAGCGAAATGAAGAAATGCGGTGACGATTTATATCGCAAGGACCAATATTGGGAATTCGTTTCCATTGAAGGAAATTCACAACTGACAGGTATGTTATCCCGTGCGTTGTCTTTGTCGGTTGAATTCATTCGCCAACAAGGAGGCGCGTGGTTTCTGAATGTCAAAGAACAATCTAATTTTGCACAACTAAGCGCTGAACAACAAATATCCATCGATAATCAGTTAAATGAAATGATTCGTTCCAAATACAAAGATATCAATTATAATGGTCTTACCCAGAATTCGTTAATGAAACTTACTGATAATATGTCTAAGAATCCGTTTGATAATAGTGTCGTCATTATCGATGAAGCACATAATTTCGTGAGTAGGATTGTGAACAAAATCAAAAAACCCGATTCGATTGCATATGTTTTGTATGATTATTTGATGAAGGCCACTAATGCTCGTATTGTATTGCTTTCTGGTACACCTATTATTAATTATCCTAATGAAATTGGTGTGTTATTCAATATTTTACGAGGATATATCAAAACGTGGAGTTTACCAGTGCAAGTCCAAACAAAGAAAAAGGTGAATACTGATACCATTTTGGAAATGCTCGACAAAGGCAACATGAGAACATTTGATTATGTAAATTATAGTAACAATGTTCTCACAATTACCCGTAATCCTTTTGGATTCATTAATGCGAAGAAACGTGGTGTTCTCAAGAAGACACATAAAGACCGTCCAACTAAACCGAATACTACCCGAAAGAAACCTCAAAAAGGAGGTGATAGTTCAGATGTATTTGACCGTTACGATGGTGTGCGTCTGGATGAGGCAGGAAATCTTTCGGACGAAGATTTTATGAATAAAATAGTAGCAATATTACAAAAAAACCAAATTGAAATTCTCTCCAAAAATATCAAGATCGATTTCTACAAATCACTGCCCGATGTATCTGACGAATTCATTTCTACCTTTGTAGATGGAGATACCGAAACTGCTAAAAATGTTTCTCTGTTTCAGCGCAGAATCTTAGGTCTCACGTCTTATTTCCGCAGTGCCCAAGAAGAATTATTGCCCAGATATGAAGAAACCGACCAAGGTGATATTTACCATGTAGAGAAATGCGAAATGTCCGACCATCAATTCGATATCTACGAGAAAATACGTAAAATCGAGGCAGACAAGGAAAAGCAAATGCAGAAACGCAAGAAGAAACAAGCAAAGGGGGACGAGCTATTCAATATTTCGAGTAGTTACCGCATTTTCTCACGAGCAGCATGTAATTTCGTGTTTCCTAATGAAATTGAAAGACCTACCCCGGGAGATGGTGAAATTAATGAGAATCTCCTCGACATGGTTCCTGCGAAAGTGGCACATGAAACAGATAGTTACGCTGATGCCGAAAAGTTGGAAGAAGTCATGGAAACGAAAGATATGAACAATTATGGAAAGCGCATTCAACACGCTCTCGATATGATTGCTGAAGTGGATTCACAATCGAACAAATCAAAGTATTTATCTGGACCTGCTCTTGGTGAACTCAGTCCCAAATTTCAAAAGATATTATTGAATTTGATTGACGAACAAAACAAGGGACTTCATTTGGTATACAGTAATTTCCGCACGATTGAGGGTATTGGTATTTTACGTTTGATGCTATTAGCGAACGGATTCGCTGAGTTCAAACTCACCAGACGCGAAGGCAATTGGGAAATCGAGGAAAATGAAGAAGATATTGGAAAACCTCGGTTTGTCTTGTATACCGGAACTGAAAGTGCCGAAGAAAAGGAAATCGTCCGTAATATATACAACGGTTCGTGGAATTTGGTTCCCACCAACATCGCAGAACAATTAAGAAAGCAACATGAAAACAATATGTATGGCGAAATCATCAAGGTTTTCATGATTACCTCCTCTGGAGCAGAGGGTATCAACTTGAAGAATACTCGTTATGTGCATATTGTCGAACCTTACTGGCACATGGTCCGACCAGAGCAAGTCGTCGGAAGAGCCCGTCGTATTTGTAGTCATCAAGAATTACCGGTTGAATTGAGAACCGTGAAGGTATTCTTGTATGTTTCTGTGATGAGTGATGAACAAAAGAAAGATGAAAAACACATTGTTCTCCGCCTTCGTGATGTAAGTCGCGTGGATAAAGAAACACCTCTCACTACTGACGAGAACCTATATGAAATAGCAAGTTCTAAACAAAAGATAAATAATCAAATATTACAAGCGGTCAAAGAAACGGCGGTTGACTGCAATGTATATTCCAGCCTGTCTACGACTGATAAGCCGGTTGTATGCTATGGATTCGGAAAAGTAGAATCCAATTCATTCGCAAGTTATCCGTCTTTTGAAGTGGATAAAATTGAGAAAGAAGTAGTGTCTAAGATCCAGTGGACCGCACAAGAAATTACATTTGCAGGTAAAACATTTGCTCTACGAACGGATACGATGGAAGTGTATGATATGGATAGTTACAAACAAGCACTACAAAACCCGAATGTGGAACCTACTTTAGTGGGTAAACTAATCAAGGACGACGGCAAATATAAAATTGAATATGTAAAGGCCTAATTACGAGAACCAAAATCAAATGTTATAGAATTAGAATATCTATAACATTTACTCGAAATGAGATCAATAATGGAGATTATATGGGGGAGACCTCGAAAAATTGTCCCAATTAATGTAAATAAATCATCAAATAAAATATGCACATGTTCTCGTTACCACTTTTACGGAAACTGTTCACATATTTTATCTGTCTACTAGTATATTACTATGAATGAAAAACCTGTAGTCGTTATTCAAACAGGTCATATGAGAACCGGTACAACATTATTAGTGAATTTATTATATGGATTTATAAGTCCACATGAAAAAATACATTGTTTATGGGAAACACACCACGATATCCAAGTATTTCACAATAAATGTAATATTTATAAAAGTCATTGTCTAAATATTGACGAATTTATGCGATATAATCAAGAAAAATATAATGTATTTTTTGTTTGTACAGAACGTGACGACAAAAAAATAGATGAAAAATATAGAAATATGCGTAATGTTCTCCTTTTTGATTACAATGAAATACTTGAAACAGACTCATATACGACAGACCAAATAATCGAGAACACATACAATAAATTACTAGCATTTTTACCAGAATCCGTATTATTAGATAAAGAAACATGCATCACTCGGATAGAGAACATGAATGAAACATACAAAGAAATCGAGAACAAGGACTTCTCACATGTAGACGACTTCTTTCAATTACACGGAAAACACCGCAATCGTGATACATAAGATAAAAATGACGAATACAATATAAACCGCATACTATTTCTAAGAAATTCAAAAGACATGTGTTTTTTGAATTCCAACTCTCTGTAGATTTTTTCATTTTTGGACATTTTAAAAATGTCCAATTTTCACTTTTTCAAAAAAGTGTTTGAATCTGAAGTTTTTTTAAAACGCGTTCACATCATAATGCTGTAAATTCGGTTTTTGGAAAAAAAGTTTGACTGCATACATTTTTTATTGTTTTTCGGAAAAACGGTTTAGGCGTAAAAATGTGTTCTAAAAATATAGAACATTATAGAACGCAAAATGGCGCCAAAAAACGCCCATAAATATTATTGTGATAAGTGTGACTTTAAATGCAGTAAAACGAGTGATTGGACACGACACAAATTGACACGTAAACATCAAAATAGAACAAATTTGAACGATTTTACGCCGATTACGCCGAAAGACTATTTATGCTGTAAATGTAATAAATCGTTTAATGCGCGCAACTCATTATGGTATCACAAACAGAAATGTAATCAATCCGATTATCAATCAGAAGACCTAGAATCTGAAATACCGATTAATCCAAACATAACTGTAGTAATGGATTTGTTAAAGCAAAATCAAGAATTACAGAAACAATTGATAGATGCTGTCAAAGTGAATGGACCAAGTATTCAAAATAACACCATTAATAACAATCAAAAATTCAATCTGAACTTCTTTTTGAACGAACAATGTAAAGATGCGATCAATATGTCTGATTTTATTGAGAACATGAAATTAAACATAGAAGACCTAACTGAAACCGGTCGTTTGGGATACGTAGACGGCATTGCGCGTATTTTGGTGAATAAACTCCAAGAATTAGATATATATCAGCGTCCTCTTCATTGTACGGATATGAAACGCGAAACATTGTATATCAAAGAAAATGATGAATGGGAAAAACAAGTAAATTCCAAGGAGAAACTAACTAATTTGGTAAACAAAGTGGCAAATAAAAACTGCCAAAATCTCAAACTATGGGTAGATGAACATCCTACTTCTCAAGTATTCGATTCTCCTGAGAATATGGAATATGTAAGATTAACACAAGCAGTATTAGGTGGATTTGGTGACTATGAATGCAAACAATATCGAGAAAAAATAATTAAAAGTGTGATCAAAGAAGTCATGGTGAACAAGATCTAAAACATGTGTTTTTTTGAATTCCAACTCTCTGAAGATTTTTTCATTTTTGGACATTTTAAAAATGTCCACTTTTCACTTTTTCAAAAAAGTGTTTGAATCTGAAGTTTTTGAAAAACGCGTTCAAAGCATAATGCAGTAATATGGATTTTTGAAAAAAATAAGTGACTGCATAAAAAAAAAGTATATTTCGTAAAAAACTGATTTAGGAACTTTTTTCTGTTAACAATATATTAACAAATGTTAACAAAAAAAGTTCCAAAAAGTTCCAAAAATTATGAATGTACCCTATGCGCATACAAAACGGTAAGAAAAAGTCAATTTGACCGACATTTATTGACTGCAAAACATCACCAGTTAACATCGTTAACAGAAAAAGTTCCAAAAAGTTCCAAAAGCAGTTTCATATGTGAATATTGTGATAAGGAGTATAAGTCTCGTGTGGGATTATGGAAACATAAACAATTATGCAGTGATGAAATTGACGTGCAACCAACCATAACAAACACTCCATTAAAACAACCGAATCTCGCATCTAACCCGATAATAGAGTTGATAAAACAAAACCAAGAATTCAAAGAACTCATTCTCGAGCAAAACAAACAAATCGTGGAATTAGCACAAAAACCAACCACCACGAATAATCACACGATAAATCATAACCAAAAATTCAATTTGAACGTATTTTTGAACGAGCAATGTAAGGATGCGATTAATATGTCGGATTTTTTAGAAAATATGGAATTAAATATGGAAGATTTGACTGAAACCGGTCGTTTGGGTTATGTAAATGGAATTTCTCGTATTTTAGTGAATAAACTTAGAGAATTAGATACCTATAAGCGCCCTCTTCATTGTACAGATTTGAAACGTGAAACATTATATATCAAAGAAAACGACGAATGGTCACGAGAAAATGATTCTAAGGAAGCATTAAAGGGGTTGGTAAATAAAGTAGCGAATAAAAATTGTAAAAATATTGAACAATGGCGAGATGAACATCCAGAATACCAAATATTTGATTCTCCTCATAATGTCGAATATATGAAACTATGCAATATTATTTTGGGAGGACTGGGCGAACAAGAGAACAAACAATTTCGAGATAAAATCGTACGTAGTGTGATAAAAGAGGTCTTAGTAAACAAAATCTAAGTAAGTCCAAATAACATTTGTGAAAGTATTTAAACAATTATCTTCAATATAACATATTACCACAAGTGATGATTATGAGAATTATATACGTTGCGTTGTTTGCTGTGATGGCAAGTGCTTCCGCTGAAGATAGAAGAGATAGATTTCAAGATTGGGTGAAGCGGTTTGAAATGATTTTTACCAACAATGACCATATGAAGAATGCGTTTACAAACTGGTTGTCGAACGACGACCATATTACGAATGTGAACGACCGTAATTTGTCGTATGCGTTGGCCCATAACCAGTTTTCAGGTATGAACAGTGACGAGTTTCGTGAGTATCTGGGTTATTCTGGAGAGGTCGTAAGTTCTTCGCGTTCTTTGAGATTTCGTCCAGATGCTTTTCAGAACAAAGTAGAACGTGCGAAGTGTTTGATTGATTGTACAAAAAACCTCGATAATGAATGCACCAAGGATACTCTCAGCTGCATCCATGGATGCAAGGACACCGATACAGTTATGCTTGATGATTCGATTGATTGGGTAACCAAAGGAGCGGTGACCGATGTGAAGAATCAGGGTCAGTGTGGTTCTTGTTGGAGTTTTTCTACTACGGGTGCGCTAGAGGGAGCGAACTTTGTAGAGCATGGCGAGTTGATTTCACTTTCCGAGCAGCAGCTGGTAGATTGTGATAATTTCCATAACGGTGGAAAGGACCACGGATGCAACGGCGGTCTTATGGATAATGCGTTTTCTTGGATCGAGAAGAATGGTGGTTTGTGTCAGGAAGCATCTTACCCTTATATCTCCGGAACGACGAAGACGCCTGGAACTTGTATGTCAGATTGTGATGCAGTTCCTGGAACCATTATTACCAGTTATTATGATGTGCCTGCAAACTCCGATGATGATATGATGGATGCTCTAAATCAGCAGCCCGTCGCCATTGCCATCCAAGCAGACCAGAAAGACTTTCAACTTTACAGTTCTGGCGTGTTTACTGGTGATTGTGGAACTCAACTTGACCACGGCGTTCTAGTGGTTGGATATGGTTCCATGGATGGGACTGATTATTACAGAGTCAAGAATTCTTGGGGAACTACCTGGGGAAAAGATGGATACATCTACCTTGGACGTGGTTCTGACTACAATAATGGAGCGGGACAGTGCGGTATGCTTATGCAGGGAAGTTACCCGATAGTTGCGTAAAAAATTGAACAAAATTCAGATAAACTTTGAATAGCAGTGAAAACAAAAAACAAACAAAAAACAAAAAACAAACAAAAAACAAAAAACAAACAAGAATGGATGTAAAGACGCAATTAAAGCACATATCCGTATTATCAGATGCTATGAGTAATATACATGTGAAACATATGACTATTACAGAATGTTTTCAATTACGTAAGCTAGCTGGTATCATACTCACAGATAACACGAATACACGTCATAATAGTATAAACGACAATCTTGAAAATTACACAGAAAAAGAAAAAGATAGTTTACTCGATTGGTTAGTTACACAAATGGAAGAATTCGATGACGCATATAGTCGTAATGAATATCTTGATAGATTGGCAACAAAATACTTAGTTAAAAAACTGCATGATTATAAGGCACAACACGATTAAAATAAACAAAAAATAATATTACACATAAGATGCAATATTATTTTTTTTGGACGGTCGAGACAATGTTCTCATTAGTATTACACTTCTAAATCAGATTTAAAATGTCTTACTGGGGATGGCCGCACTATCTAACTTATACCAGTGATCCTCAACGTAATCAATTGAAGTAAAGTAATCAATAAACTGATCTCCATTGTACTTGAATTTCACCACTACAAAAGGTTTGGTATCGTTACCATCAGCATCCTTGTAAGAAGCGGTAAAACTAATACTGAGAATCTCACGCTTATCGATTGTACCGTGTTCATCAGCCGCCATAGTGGAACCGTCAGCCGCGGTATAAATGGTGATTAACGCACGTTTTCCTTGTTTAAGAATATCCTGAATTGATGTATCTAAAGCAGAATAATTTTCACTATTTAAAGCGATAGGTGTAGACATAATTATATATTGGTAGTATATAATTGTAGAGCAATTAATACGTATGAATAAATATCCCAAGCGTTATATTCCTAAACATTTATCTGCAAAAGATAAGAGTTATCAATTAAGACAGCTGAACAAATCAAAAAAAATGTATAAAAAAGGTAGATATTTTCAAAGACCGAAAGTCAAATCGTTTCGGTCCAAACCATCCAGACATGTTGAAAATGCTAAAGAGTTGTATAAGATAGATTCGATAGTTCCTTCAAAAAACTTGGCAAACGCTACTAAATGCTCTATGGAGACTCTGGAAAAAATCGCAAACAAAGGACGTGGCGCGTACTATTCAAGTGGGTCTAGACCAAATCAGACCGCGGAATCTTGGGCAATTGCTCGTTTAGCAAGTGCGATTACTGGTGGAAATTCGAGTATTGTGGATTATCATCTTCTCCAAGATGGATGTAAAAATAACAGTAAAGCATTGAAAATGGCGAAAAAAACATGTAAAAAACAAAACAAATGCAAAAACAAAACGCGAAAAATATAACTTTCCAAAAGAAAATATAAAAACAAACGCAGTGAATTACATATATATCTTTACAAATGAACGAGGAAAATAATGTATTGACTATAAAAACTGTTCAAATTCAGCCAATACGGAATATGATTACTGCTATTAAAGACATATTGACGGATGCGACAATTACATTTACAAAGGAAGGTATGAAAATTATTAATTTCGATAAAACTCATACTATTTTGGTAAATGTGTCTTTACATGCAAATCGGTTTGAAAGATACAACTGTATACCCGATAAAATTATTGTATGTGCGAATACACTTCATTTATTCAAAGTGATTTCTACTATGTCGAACGACGATACCCTATCTATTTATATTGACAAAGCGGATTACCATGATGGAATCGTTTCTCATTTGGGACTTCAATATGATAATGGAGACATCAAACAATGTTATAGTCAGAAGTTGCGGTTGATTGAACCAGATACAGAGGAAATGCAAGTTCCTGATGTAGAATATTCGACAGCGATTAATATGCCTTCTTCTGATTTCCAAAAGATTATTCGAGATCTCAATGGTATTTCGGACCGTATTGAAATTAAATCGGTTGGCAATGACCTTATTTTTTCATGCGAAGGCGGTTTTGCCAGTTCTCGAATTTTCCGGTCGGAATCAGATGGAAATATGAACTTTATTCAGAAGAATGATGCGTCGGTTGTGTTCCAAGGTGAGTTTTCATTAAAAAGTCTAAGTCATTTTATTAAATGTACACCATTATGTAGTCATTTGGAAATTTATCTTGGAAACGATTTGCCTCTTATTGTTAAGTATGATGTAGCTTCACTTGGAGAAATCAAATTATGCTTGGTCCCATTGCCTCCTGCGTAAACATGTTAAATAATAATTAGTTTATGCTCATTTGTGACGACTTGTCCGATTACGTGCGTTTTTACAACATTCGTGAGTCGAGTATAACATATTTCCACATTCTTACTTGATTTAAATTTTGAATGCTCTTTGCAGCATAAAGCACCTTGTGTAACTATTTTTGATATCTGATTGCGATTATATTTTTTATCAACTGACATTCTCGCGATTACATGACAAGAAGATTCTTTATGAACATGAAACCATAAATCGAATGGTCTGCACATATCGATCATGTCGAAATTATCTTGTGCGTTTTCACCAATATAAAATTCGAGTTCACCGTTGATGGCTGGAATAAATATAGTCTTTGTAATCATAATGATATTGTATATGTATAATTACAATATCATCTACTCATTCAATTTTGTATCAAAACTCCGGTTGATGAGCTTTGAATAGACATCCGTGTTTTGGTAAATTTGGAATGTCCACAATCATATCCGGGTCTTGATATTCACACACAGAAAGCCATATTTTGATAATACAGAAGTTTTTCTTAGGAGATATAGTAATACCGTTGACATATTGATTAGAATCTTTATTTGTACATAACGATTCTCCACAAAGCAAATAAAATAAATGTTTCCAAATATCGGGTACAAGTTTATTCGATATTTTGTATGAAAAACTACCACCTTCCCTGTTTTTTGGGTCTTCCCACATTGGAGAAATTCCATCTCGCATTACAAACAACATGCAGTTTTTTACAACGTTTTCTGTGAGTTTTTCATTAACACGTACTACATTTTCAAGTGTATCGATGGAACTCGCTACTGTAGAGTAGCTTGATAAATCCCATTTTGTATTGTTTGGTAAATGATAATATAAATTCCATTTACCATTCAGATTATGGTGGGTAGGATGACGCACAGTATCCATATATTATATATTTACCCTTAGAATAATAGCAACAATAATCTTTATATTTATTCTGTTATTCTATTTCTTCTTCTTTGATTTCTTCTTTGACTTCTTCTTCTTTGATTTCTTCTTCTTTGATTTCTTCTTCTTTGATTTCTTCTTCTTTGACTTCTTCTTCTTTGATTTCTTCTTCTTTGATTTCTTCTTCTTTGATTTCTTCTTCTTTGATTTCTTCTTTTGTTTTTTTGTTGGACATATCTATTATAGACCATCCATCTTCAGTCAATAATCCATATTGATTGCTGTTTAATGCCAACATATTCATATCGTTATCGATAATATCTAATGTGTATCTGTCATCAAATACATATGATAACGACTGATATTCTAAATATCGTTTCACAAACATAGGCGTAAACACAACATTACCTATCTCATACATAGTTTCGGGAAATTCCATTGCTATCGACGTTTCCATCTCAGGATGTTTGTATGATACACTTAAGAATACACGTTTTGAGGATTTGTGATAAAATTTGTCGTGCTTATGTAGGATGGAGCGCACTATGTATCGGTCACCATCTTTCATTACCACTATAGCATCTACAACATGCATCAAACTAACAATAAGTGACTGCAAAATGTTATAAAAATACATAAACCCAGTTTCGATTTTTTCATTATAAGAGCAATCCGGATTCAAGTCAGTAGACATCATCTGATAATTTTCAATATGAATAAACCGGTTTCCTTTGAATAAATGATTATTTTTGATTAATATATGGGTAGATACCCAATGTTTTTGAAACGGCTCTACCTTATAACTCTCTACGAAACCTCTGAATAGTTTACTGTAATGTACAGTCAGGTCAGATATATCGCGAACAATTGGGAAATTCGTATATGCATATTGATACCCATCGCATATATACATTTGCGTAGTCACGTAGACATCAAACATTTTTAACAAACATGACGATACTTTTTCATTTGTGCTTAGATAGTCATACATGTTTGAAACATATGTGCGTACCAAAATATTACCGACAGTAAAGACTGTATTTATTCCTGTTAACGTCTTCTGAATAAATTCCATATAAAAAATAATAACGAATATTCATTTATATTATTTCATCAATGAATAAAATAAGAAAATATCCACATAGTATAAATATAAAAGATAGTTATGTTTGAAAGAGGGTTATTTGTATTTCGTCGCGATTTGCGCGTAGTGGATAATATAGGATTAAATCAAGCATGGAAACAATGTAAGAAAGTGTATGTATGTTTTATTTTTACACCCGAACAAGTCGTAAATAACCAATTCAAATCAAATAATGCTGTTCAATTCATGATAGAAAGTTTAGATGAATTACGAAAACAAGTCAGGTCAAAAGGAGGCGAATTGTATACTTTTTATGGAAAACAAGACAAAGTGATTTCCAATCTAATAGAAGAACTGAATATCGATTCTATATTTTTTAACAAAGATTATAGCCCATATGCGTTGAAACGAGATAACGCAATCCAGAACGTATGTAACCAAACAGACGTCGAATGCAATATACACGAAGACTATTATTTGTATGAACCCGGAACAGTGATTACAACCACTGGAGATGCTTATAAAAAATATACCCCTTTTTACCGGACTGTCATCGACCTACCAGTTTCACCTGTAGAAAAAGAAGTAAACAAGTCTATTTCAAAAACAACTAAGAAACTATCGAATACAATCTCGTTATCGGACGCGTTTAATCGTTTTACTAAGATAAATAAAGATATATTGGTCCATGGAGGGAGAACAAATGGAGTCAAGTTTCTACAAAATGCGGTGGAACAACAAAAAGAGTATATAAATACACGTGATTTCTTCGAAGGAAAAAAGAAAACATCCCATTTATCGGCGTATATCAAATTTGGATGTGTTTCTATTCGTGAAGTGTATTTTGCATTTAAAAAGAGATACGGAAAAGAACACGGTTTGATTAGTGAACTGATTTGGCGTGAATTTTTTGCACACGTTTTATACGCGTATCCAGAAGTAGTCGGTCAATCTTATCAAGAAAAGTATAGATGCGTTGATTGGTCAAAGAACCAACAGCATATACAAAAATGGAAAGACGGAAAAACTGGTATTCCATTAGTAGATGCTGCTATGAGAGAAATGAACACAACCGGATATATGCATAATAGGGGACGAATGACCGCGGCGAGTGTGCTAATTAAAACCCTACTGATTGATTGGCAAGTTGGTGAAAAATACTTTGCACAGAAACTGACCGATTATGATATTGCATCAAATAACGGAAACTGGCAGGGAATCAGTGGAACTGGCGTTGATATGAAACCCTATTTCCGCGACATGAATCCTTGGATTCAAAGTAAGAAATTCGACGAAAACGCAGAATATATCAAGAAATGGATACCTGAACTGCGCGATGTCCCCGCAAAAGATATTCATTTATGGTATGAAAAATGTAAGGAAGTACAGCACAAAGATATTTCGTATCCTTGTCCTATTGTAGATTATTCAAAACAAAAAGAAAAAATGATGTCTATGTACAAAAACGCCAAACATAACGAGTGTGATTAATATACAGTCATCTTCTCATGACCAAACCGCAGTTTGAGGTCAACGTAAATACCATCAATGACTCCAGCGTCAATCAAGTTACGAATAAAGGAGACATCTTCACTTGTACCCTCCCAAATAGATTGACCCTCCGGACCCTTCTTTTCAAATTTGGTAATGTCGCGGAAAAACCAAGGGTATTTCACACGGTCATCCTCAAGAATTCCATATGGAATCGCCATACAACCCATTCCTGCGTAACCACACTTAACCACGTATTTTTCGGGGGCATCAGTTTTCACGAGTTCCTCGGCGTCCTTCGTACCTATAAACTGAAAATGTCCGTTCTTTACATAAAACTCTTCGTCCCACTTTTCGATACATGCCATTTGCTGTCCTCCGTCCATCGCATACGTACCAGAAACTATTTTATTTTTATTTGCTAGACATCTTTTAATAAGTACATGAAGCATATTACCAGAAAATACCATATCGCTATCCAAAAAGAAGATAACATCATACTTCAACTCTCCGTCGAAAGGCTTCTGATCGGGTCCTCGCATAACATCTGCCCCCAAACAAAGAGTGCGGGCAAAATTTACCTGTGAACTATATGCATTCGCAAGAGCAATATCGTAATGCTCCGCCAAAGACATGACCGCACCCGTCCAGCATTTCAAAAAACGTCCGGAAAAGTTATTTCCTGGAATACACACTACCACAGTGGGCTTCTTTTTCTCAGCGGAGGCGTCAACCAATTTATTCCCCATAGCACTATCCATAAAGTAATAACTAATAGTAAGGTTATTATTTTATATTTGTTTATAAATGTATTTACAGGTCAAGTGAGATAATATTCTTCTCTGACCCGTTTTTACGTTTGTTCTTCTTCGGCATATTGTTATTTTGAATATCCTTCAACGAAGAAATGGACATAAGGGAATCATCGTCTCTTTTCGGCTCACTGTGAATGTTCACCGTGCGTGTTTTCAACCCAGACAAGATATTATCAATATCGGGGTTTTGTGGTCCCTTCATCTCCTGGCGCTTAGGTTGACTGGGTGTTTGTTTAAGTTCACTCGCGGGTTCTAGTCTTACACCGTCTTCTTTAAACATAGCACCTCTACTGGCATTGATATCTGGACGATTGTTCGGAGCAGTTCCACTCATTCCTGGTCTAGGAGGAGGAGGAATATTTTGAGTTTTCATTGGTGCCGGAGGAGGAGCTCCAGTAGGACGACTGTTGTCTTGCATGAAGTTGTTGGCCATAGAAAATCCAGGAGATTCTTGAGACATACTATTTACAGTTGCGTTGGTAAACATCTTCATTAATTCGGGACTCTGTTTGATCACGTCATTAAATGCTGGTGTAGCGGTCGAAAGGGCCTTGTTTGAAAAATTCAATACAGCAGCACTAAAACCAAGACGTAACATCAATGAAATCTCTGGTGCCATTTTACCCCCCTTGTATTTATCGTGTAGCTCAGAAAAAATATCTTCATAGCTGTCCAAGTCCTCGCTAACTTGTTCACCCCAACCATCCAGGTTCAAATCAAATGGATTGAAAATCGCATTTCCATATTCAAGAGAATTAATCGCGGTCATAAACCACCATCCTTGAAGTTTGATACTATCTTTTCGTCGTTTCTCTTCCATTGCGCCTTCATATTCATCTTCAATTTCATCAAACGATGATTCCATGGTGAAATTACCTGAATCTTTCAACATACCTTTGTCTTTCCACTCGTCTAACTTCTTCAACATGAGACGCTTCTTCCTTCGCTTTTCACGCTCACTCAAGTTGGTAGATGGTCTAAACTCCTGGTTTGTTGGAACTTCATTTGCTTTCATGAACCCATCCCAGGTCTTAGTAGAACCCATCATACCAGACGTTGCTTCCCCTAAATTCGCTTCATTCAAATCGTCCAATGGTACTCCAGGTAATCCTGATGTATCTTCTTTCACAACACTCGGTGTATTATTGGAACCGAAATAACCAGAAAACATATTTCCACTGTCTCCCTTTGTTTCGGCATCATTATTTCCAGAAAGTTCATTTAATTCATTTTCCAGATCATCCAATTCTCCTAAATCTAAATTCGCAATATTGGTAGTCTTCTTTTTGTCATTCATTAGTAATTCAATTCCACCACCGAAATTTACGGAAGGGGTATTTTCCTGTCGCTTTAGGTCCAAACTAACGGGTTCGAGATTTGACGATCCAATATCAATAACTTCTTCCATGTCTTATGTTAATGAAACACTATTTATTTTTAAATCATCCGCATAAGTTATTATATTTCGATTTTTGAAGTACCATAAACCTTGCAAGAAAGCATCTGCTAAGTCATCTTGTTTATCTTTCTGTAAGGCATTCGACCAATTCTGAAAATTCAATTCAATAATACGAGAACAATAATAGATACTATCCTTTTTATGTTCTTTATAATTGGGGTTTTGTATAACTGCTCCAGTGGGGTTATTTTTTTTGGGACTATGGTTGTTTATATCTGGGAACTGTTTCAATTTGTTTGCAGATGAGATAAATTCAATGGTGCAGTTATCATTTCTCATAATGAAATACTGAGCAAGCATACCTTGAATGGTCTTCATTCTATTTGCAATAGGAGATATTTGATTTTCAATAATTATATGTGTAACCTCGGGTAAAATACTCACTTTATCTAATAAGTGTTTCATTGCTTTTCCTACTACGACTAGATCGACTTGCGATGCGTTTTTGGTTTTCTTATACGTGATTTTATCCAAACAATTTTGTTCTAAATATGCTTGTACTTCATTTAACATAATGGTTTTGCTACGTTTTGTATCTTTGTCTAAAAATAAAAAATGTCGATTTCCCCATTTGAGAACATCGTCGACTTTTTGCTTTTTAATGTGTGTAAACTGATTTTCTTTTATAGGCAATAAAAATTTACTTGATTTTGCGTGGGTTTCGCAATAACAGTTATTTTCTTTTCTATATTTTGCGTTTTTTCCACATATTTTATTTGATTGTTTTCGACTATTCACCGTTGCATTGCAAGTTTCTTTTACGACAGTATTATCTTCGTTTAAATTCAATACTTTCCAATCCAGAATGTCTATACCACTAGAGCAATCGAATATGCAATATGCCATGTTTTTGATACCAACATCAAAGCTGATTGTTTTCATTCGTAACTGTATGAATAAAAATATATATTTTTGTATATATTTTTGTTAAAATGATAAATTTATCTGCGCAATAATTCATCTTGTGTTATCACAGGCGAAATCTGACGACTATCAAGTTGTTCTCTGGATAAGTAAGTGGTTTTCAAGTCACTCTCAACATGACCAGTCGGTTTGGTCTCATCCAATACACTTTTAAAGGAATAAGGATAGTTGGAAAATCCTTGGACCTCGTTAGATTGAATATTGGGCTGTTGAGAACTTTTCAAGTTATAACCAGTGTCGTTAGCGGACTCAGCAAACTCTTTTGTCATCATATTATCAGCATTCTTAGTTAAATATTGACGATATTCCCAATTGGACTTGATATTGTTTTGTTCCTTGTTCTCTTTATTCATGTGAGATTCAGGTTGCCACGAGGACACGACGGAACGGCCATCGTTCATCATGGGAGGAAAATTGCTGTATTGGTTGTTTGTAGAGTATCCATCATACGAGAGTTGTTTGACTTCTTTTTTGGATTCTTGCTTATTTGCTTTGAAAAACGAAAACATTATTATAATAAAAGATGATATTTTCTTGTATCAAAATAACTCTATTCTAATTCTTTTAATAAATCCAACAATTCCGTCTTTTTTAGCTTGCTTGGATTTGTGCTTAAACCTTTATCGATGACCAGGGCTTTCAACGCTGAATTTGTCATCGACTTATATGCATCCATATTCGATTCATCATATTCATGTACTTCATCGTTTTCTAAAGTAGTTTCCACCTTATCAATTTTGATAGAATTGTTATCGTCGATATCTAACAATAATGATTGCATTGTATCGGGTGAAGGAGATTCCTCGGGATTGATTTCATTCTCTAATTCTACAACCCGATTTTCGGGTTCTAATTCTTCTTCTAAATCTTCTTCAGATGAATAACTCGATTCATCATCGGTTTCATATTCACTTTCTTCTTCGTCTTCTTGTCTAGAATGGTCGTTATAAACTTCTTCATTTGTACTAGTGGTAATATTCACCGGAACACCACCTCCCAGAGTGATATTTTGTTGACGTCGCAATAAATTTAGTTCTTGTACAATATTGTTCATAATTTCAAACATCGTATCGCATCGCTGTTCCATAGTGGTAACTCTGTTCTTAAAATGATAAACCACAAGTAAAATGAGTAAAAAGGTGACTACTAATCCTAAATAAAATACTGAATCCATCATGTTCATTAAAGTCATTTAATATACAAAAATAAAAATAAACTACAAAGCAAACGAAAAATAAAAAAGTTTGTATAATATATAAATGGAAGCAATAAATACCACCGCCCCTAAACTGAATCTATTAGATGGACGATACAATAATCATATGTTGTCCATTGTCTTGATGGTTTTAATTATATTTTCACTTTTAGGAGTAAATATTCTTAATATTTTCGGAGACTTGTTACAAACCATCGTTGATCTATTTGGTCCATTCATTAAGCAAATAATATCTCTGATTGCTTACACTGCTGGGTCAATATTGAACCAGATTAGTAATCTTTTCACGGTGACTGGCACCGCTGGCGTAGAAATTGCCGGTGGAACCACTGATACCGTAGGCGACTTGCTTAAGGATGCTAGTGCTGGAAATTTGCCTGACCGCATTAATTTAGGTGAAACGATTAATCAGTCTTCAGCGCAAATGCAAGACCCAAGCACAGACAATACTACCAATCCTATTCAAAATGCGATCACCTCTCGCAAAGCGCAGTGGTGTTTGGTTGGCGAATTCGAGGGAAAGCGTGGATGTGTTCAGGTTGGCGAACAAGATAAATGCCTGTCTAACCAACTGTATCCCAGTTTTCAAACCTGTTTGAACCCTACTATGACTCAGAACAAACACCCTCTTAAGAGCGAAGCCACAAAGATAGAGTAATACAAACTATAAGTACATAAAAAACATAAGTATTCCGAAATATTCATGTTTTATTTTTATTTATCCAGGTCTAAGCTGTTTGCGTGTATTTATTTCTAGTTTTTCGTAGTTTAGACAATGGCACAACTTCTTGACCAGGTCGCAACAATATATCGTTCTTCCATTCACAATTTATCATGAAATTTCCATTTGGCATTTCAATCGAGCCCATACCGTTTTTTTGTCCGCGTTCCCACGTAGTTTCAATTATCATGCCATCTTCGCAATAGTGCGTTCCTGCACCATGCCACATATTGTCTTTCCATTCACCATCATAAAGACGTGAACTGGAAGAATAATCTAGGCCTTTACCCGTCTTTGTCCCATCATACCAATACCCTGAATAGATCATAATATCATTTTCATATTGGTCTCCTAGTCCATATTGAAGACCATCTACCCAGTCACCTTCATATACCATATCGCCGTTCTCGTCATATTCTTTACCAAAACCACTATAACGATGTTTCAACATAGTACCCTCATATTGTTTGTTTCCGTTTTCGTGATACAACACACATTTACCAGTATACTCTCCCTTCTCTGTAAATTTTCCTTCGTATATCAATACATCATTTTTATATAGTTTTCCTTTCTTCGGCAGAACAAATACATTCGACCCAGTATTGAAATCGTATATACCATAACATTTGATATCTGTTGCTG